ATCCGATTTTATTTGGGTCGTCTGCTGTCCCATCGTCGTGACCGAAATGGAATCCTTTAAGCCCCTTCTTCAAGAAACGGATTTCAACATTTGGCTTCTTGTAGAAGTGGTCGTGGAAATACTTCGTATGAGTGCTTGCAGGTAATAAGAATACAGCAGTCAGGTTTGGTGTTGCACTGGCTTTCTCAACGAACTTGCCGATTTTGCCGTCAAAGAGAGGGTGAATATAGGCTATCTCACCTTCCCACGAGTGGTTAAGGGCTGAGTTCTCTGCTGTATAATACCGAGGTAGCAAATGATTCGCATCGCTGGCGCAAACGTCAATAGTGAATGCAAACTCTTTGGAAAGGTCAGCCCAAATGTCGGTTGGTGTTCGCAAGTAGGTCATTTTCTTGCTACAGGTAAATGATAATGTCTTCTTTTGGATATTTAGCATTTATATATCTTGGAGATTTTATTGTATCCAATCGCAAACTAATATATCAGGAGGTTTTCCTGTTTCTTCGCACTTCTCATCAACTTTGTTGATAAAATCGTCTAATTCGTAGCCCATTTGGTGAGACAAAATGCGTGCAATGACCCAGCGCCCGCAAGTAGCAACAGCATCATTGTTCTCTTGGAACTTCTTCTTGTTATAATAGATTTTGCTGTTTGGGTGATTGGTCTTAAGTAATTTGGTTAATAGATTTCCGCCTTGTCCGAGTGCATTTCGGATAAATGTTGGTATATACTTAAACTCGCCGTCTGGTTTGACTCCGTAACTATCAAACCACTCCCAAATGTCGCCGTATTTAAGCAGTGCAGTCCAGTGACCGACATTCGGTCTTTGTTCGGTGAGGAATATCCTAAACCCTTTTGGTTCTGGGATTACATCGTCAATATCGGTGTAATGGTTCAATTCGCTGTATTTCATTGGTTCAAATCCTGCACCAAAATATCGCTTAAAATCGCTGTCGGAAATCATTTTAGCCAATTCTCGCTGATAGTGTTCTATCAATTGCTGTTTCTTAGGAGTCGCCATTTATAATATAGTAATATAAAAACATTTAGCAAAAAATCGGCGATTAATTAGATTTATTTCTGAAAATATCTTCTTTGTATAGAATATATTAGAATGGTTCATTTTAGGCAATCCTATTCCTTCGGGAAACAACAAGAAACAGAAATCCTCCCAAAAGTTAGTGCATTTTTTGAGAGAGACCTTAAGGCATATCCGAATCAATATGATAAACACGATTACTATTGCGACGATTACAATTACGAGGTTAAGAGCCGAACAAACAAAATGGCGCAATATCCGACAACAATGATTACCGAGGACAAAGCCGTTGGTGATAAACCAATTGTATTCATATTCAACTTCACCGATAAGGTTGCATATATTGAATATAACAAAGACAAGTTTGCAAAATACGAAAGGCGTAACTTCAGCCGAGCCAATTTGAGAGGCGACGAGAAGCCCCATATCTACATTCCTATTGAGGACTTGCAGACAATTTACGAGAAATAAAATATCAAAATTGATTTTAATATTTTACTAAAAGCCGACAATTTAAGCAATACGAACCAATTGCTGAGACATACTGGTGTTAATTCCATCGCTGAATACCCAAGTTCCAGCAGTGCCTGTATCACATTCCAGCGACACATTTAAAATAGAAACTCCATCGGAAACAATTACAGCCGAGATTTGAGGACTTGCTGATAATGAAAGACCAACACCCCCACTATTGTATCCATTATCACCAATGGCTATTATAACACCATCGTAAAATACTCTATATTGAGTATCTTCAATGACGTCTGTTGCTGGTGTTGTAGCGCTAACTTGAGTAACTCCAGTATATATCCAAGTTCCAGCGGGTAAAATATAGTTACCACTTGGTATCAATGCAGTAAGCAGTTGGGTTTGACCCGCAGGTCCAGGTTGAAAAGTGTTTGCTATTTGAGTAGGTCTGGGAATATCAATGATAGTTCCGACAGGATTCGGACCAAAAGAAGGAACGTCACCAAAATAAGGATTACCAACACACGAACTATAAGACATTATACACTAATATAACATTTTATTTTAAAAAACAAATTGCTAAATAGAACCAACAAAAAAATATTAAGTGGATAGAGTGGAACCATTTTTTCAAGTTGGTGGGAACCAAAGTGCAAGACCTATATACAACCTTAAACTCCCTTGATTTGTAAAAATGGTTCCACTCTATCCACCTTTCTATACTTAATAAGTATTAACTTAATTAATATATAAGGAAATCTATTAGATTCTTTAGCGAAAATATCTTCGGCGGTTAGTATATAATGTTTGCGGGATTGCGGAACTGGATATTCACACCGACCCAAATCAAAGAAGCCAAAGGTGAATCGCAACGGCTCACAAAACCAGACGGATACAAGTCAAGTCAGTCGTCTTCTGCAATAATTCTTGACCCAAGCGGAAATCTAATGGTTAAACCAGAGAAATCTAACTCTGAAGAAGAGAAATCTAATGATTAGCGCTACAGCAACTGATTTCTGCAAGTAAATATTTATAAATATTTACATACACATATCTGCACGCACTCAGATTTCTTGGCTCGCAATCAGATTTCTCATTTAGATTTCTGTATTTGCTGTTTAGATTTCCTTTTTGATAGTGGTTTATACACTTAATAAGTATATATACCAGCCATTTAGATTTTTATTTGCAGTTTTAGCGAATATAAAAATATAGCACTATTCTATAGAATGTCTTTCACTTTCCAAGATACCCCAGACCTTGTTTATTACGATGTAACAATTACTAATTTAGAAGGAATTGATAGCGTGCCTCCCGTCTTATATTTTAACGAAACCAGAAACTCGCCTTTCATTTTAGACCCAGAGAGTTACTATTTAAGCATTGTTCGCTTCACATTAGACACACCTTCTTTACCAGTATTTCAGCCCGAGATTGTTCCCAATCAGGGTAATAGAGACCTGACTATATATTCAGTAACACTATCTTGGACTAACCCTGTAGCGCCATTTCAAACATTCAACCAACAACAACCTATCATTTGGTCTCCGCAAATAATTGCTTCACCATTACCTGCACCACCCAATCAGACTTCAAACAAACTGCAGAACAACAGCACTGGGTATTACGAAACGTTGAATTATCAATATTGGATATACCTTATCAATCAAACGTTTCTTCAGTGTTTTGCTAACTTGAACGCTCAGGTTACTGGTGCAGGTCTTATTTTACCAACGACTCATACACCCGTTTTGTCTTGGGATACTACCAATAATATAGCAATAATGAATGCTGATGTTGCTGGATATAATACCAGTAACGCAAATCATATTGGAATATACTTTAACCCAGCATTGTTCCAATTGTTTAGCAGTTTCCCTTGTTTAATTCAATCTTATACAACTGCTGTTGCTGGAAAGAACGTCCAGATTCAACCGCTTGGGTTTGGAGGTGCAAATATAGTTGAGTTCCCACCTTCAGCCCCGCCTGCAAGTCAATATCAAGCGTATCAGATAGTTCAGGAATACTCAACTGTTGCACTTTGGACGCCGATTACTTCAATCGTCTTTACTTCAAATACTTTACCAATAGTTCCAAATAATATTTCGGCGCCGTTACTCTTTATCAACGGACAAATATATAATAACGGCGGTAACAATTCAAACATTTCGCAGGTTATTACTGATTTCGTCAGTGATACTGGAATATACAAACCTCAGATTGTTTATACCCCAACAGCCCAATATCGGCTGGTTAATTTAGTAGGAAATACCCCTGTTTATAATTTGGATATAAACGTTTTTTGGAAAGATAGGGTCGGTGTTCTTCAGCCATTTAGGCTTACTTCTGGTTCTACTGCAACAATCAAAATCCTTTTTCAGAGGAAGAATCCGTCGGGGGCGTCGGTCGCCTATCCCAAAGGTCCTTAATTTAGCAATTAGTCCAAACATTTAGAAATAACATTTTTCGCCAAAAAAAAATGTTATTGTATAGTATAATATGAGCGATTTCAAAACAGTTCTAATTGAAGACAGCCGAATTGCCGACATTACCGCCTCCGAGGTCTTTGGAGTCCAGTCTGGCCCAGCGCAATCTACCTACCAGCAATTTCAAGCCGTTTCCACTTCTAACTCGTCAATTGTATTTAACGTGCAAATCCCCAGTGAGAATATCGTGATTGACCGCCACTTGCTGTTGGCTTCCCAGTTGAGTTTCCAATTATCTCTTGGTGGTGCTGGAACTGCTTACGCTGTCCCCGACACCCAAAGTTGTTTCCAATATGGTTTCAGTGATAGTCTTCAGGCTTTCCCCTTGAACTCTCTTTTCACCACGATTCAATCCACCATTAACAACGTTTCTATCTCTACCAATTTGCAAGACGTTCTCCCAATGTTGATGAGAATGAACGACAGCAGAACCTTGTCTCGTTACAACTCAATGACTCCTTCCCTACCCGATTGCGCTTACGGCGAGTATAAGAGCGCTCCTGGTGCTAACAACAACCCTTTAGCCGATTATACCACTAATACTTACGACGAGGATTTCTCTTCTCGTGGTGCTTTTGGTCTTGATGTTTTACAAATTGATAGATACGTCAATGGTGTATATACAGACCATTCTCCTATTTGCAATGCTGGCGCTGGTAACAATACGTGGATAATTTCTATCAGAGCCTCTTTGACTGAACCCTTCTTGGCTCTGTCTCCTTTTATCAATTGTGAGCCTTCCCAGTCCGCTGGTCTTGTAGGTGTGAATAATATGAGTATGGTTTTGAACGTTGATAGTTCGTGCAAGAGACTCTTTTCAACTGCTAAGAATCTCGTTGTTGGTGGTATTGGTCTTGGTGGGTTTATCTCCAATATTGCTCTTGGTTGGGCGACTGCTCCCAATGGTGGTGTATATGCTTCTCAGGCTGTTGGTTTCGCTAATACCAGACTTCTTTTCAATTTCTTGTCCCTACAGCCCGAGCAGTATGCTAAGATTTCCACCAAGAACGTTGTTCCCTTCCTTGATTATCCCCGTTATTTAACCACTTTTGCCTCTGGAACTTCAATTGCACCTGGTGCAACCCAAAGATTGACTTCCCAGTCAATCCAGTTGAATCAAGTCCCCGACCTTATCTTGATTACTGCTCGTGTTCCAATGTCTCAGCAAAATTGGAATTACGCTTCAAGTTTCTTAACCATTAACGGAATCAGCGTCAATTTCAACAACGCTTCTGGTCTTCTTTCTACTGCAACTCAGCAAGACCTTTACAATCTTTCTTACAGAAACGGCTCGTCTCAGTCATTTTACGAGTTCAGAGGGTTTGCTGATAAGACTGATGCCTCCGTGCTTGTTGCACCAAATCCTCCTTCTATTATCAAGGTCCCTACTACTGGTTCTTTGTTAGTCCTTGCTCCTGTAATGGATTTCTCCTTACCTTCTTACTTGTCTGCTTCTTCCCTCGGACAATACCAGTTCCAGTTTAATATGGACGTTACCAATCAGTATGACTTTTCTATCGCTCAGCCCGAAATCTGTATCATTACAATCAATTCAGGTGTGTTCGCTACCCAGCAAGGAACTTCTCAAATCTTTACGGGTATCCTTACCAAGGAGCAAGTCCTCCGAACCAAGGAACAGAACCCTGTTCCCCACCTTGCCTCTTCTGAATATGCCCGCCTCGTTGGTGGTAAATTAATGAATCGTGGAATGGGTGCGGTTGCCTCGTTTGTAAAGGAAAATCCGAAATTAGTTTCTGCAGTTGCTGATATGGCGAGACGTCAGATGGGCGGAATCCACTCGGGAGGCCAGCATTCGGGAGGTGCGATGTCGGGTGGAGCGATTTCTGGCGGAGCGAAATCTCAGTCAAAACTTGCAAGACATTTGGCTTAATAGATTTCTTTGCGATATATCCGCAGATTTCTCAAAAAACAGCCACTTTTGATGCTTTAGACAACCCAAGTTAAAAATATATTTTTTGCAAATAAAAATATATTTAGAGTATATACAATGGAAGAATACAATCAACTGATTGCAAGTCACCTACTTGACGGAATTGAGCGTGGGATTATCAAATCTACGCCTCAGCCAACAATGTTCGGAGGAAAGAGAATGCGAAAGTGGGTGTTACCTGGCTCAACAGAGAGTGACTATCCTGGAACCCTGTCCGTCGGAAGTTTAGACGGAAGTCGTTCTGATACTATTGGTGGAAGTTTTTGGAAAGATTTCGGTCACGGATTCAAGACTGGATTCACTGGAACAGCAAAGGCTCTTGCTCCAATTGCAGTGCCGATTGCAAAGGAATTGCTTCTTGCTAAGATGAGAGGTGCTGGTTACGATTCCGAAAGCGACGAAGAATGTGAAGGTGGAATGATTGTTGGCGCTGACGGCCACGGAATCCACCACGGCGCCTACCAGATGGCGGAACAGGGCGTATCAAGGGCTGATGGTGGAGCGCAAGGTGGATATTTTAAAATCGGTTCTCGTAGTTTCGGTAAGAAGCACGGCGGTGCAAAAGACCCCGTTCGTGAATATATGAAAACAATTGGCTCTGTTATCAACCCTGCTCTTCTGGTTGGTTTAGGAAGACCTGGCGAAGACGGCCACGGCGTCCGAACAATGGGAGGCGCTTCTCCCGCTGAAAGGGCAATCGGAATGGCGAATCCTCTTCTTTGGGGTTACGATTTGGGTCACGATGTGATTGCCCCTGCAATGATGAAGATGGGTAAAAAGGGAAGAGGTCGTATGGTTAAAGGTTCTCCCGAAGCCAAAGCGTATATGGCTTCAATTAGAGCCAAGAAAATGACTGGTGGTGCTTACACTTCAACAGGTAAATCCAAACCCGCTGGTTATATCCGAAGATTAGTCGCCGAAAAGACCAAGGCCCCTCCCTTTGATATTGAAGAAGTCGGTGTTCCGTCTGTAAATCTTCAGGCTTACGCTAAGAGTGCAAGGGTTAGAAAAGGCAGACCCCAGAAATACGGCACTCCTGAAGAGGCTTACCAAGCCAAATTGGAAAGTAATAAAATTAAACGTGCTGAGAAACGTGCAATGGCGAAAGCCCAAAAGGAAGGCGGTGCAATGATAATGAACCACCCAGGCGAGTTCCATTCTTCAACTTATCCTCCCGCTTTGGCGTCTTATAGACACCAAATGGCTGTTGGTGGAAAGAAATCGTCATTCTTAGGAGACCTCGGTAAAACGTTTGCACCCGTTGCAAAAGACGTGTTTGTTCCCTTAGCCAAAGAGGTTGCTACTGAATATATCAGAGGAAAGGTGAGAGGTGGTAAGAAATCCTCATTCTTAGGTGACCTTGGAAAAGCATTTGCTCCCGTTGCAAAAGACGTTATTGTTCCCGTCGGTAAGGAACTTGCAACCGAGTTTATCCGTAACAAGATGAGAGGTGGTAAGAAATCCTCATTTTTGGGTGACCTTGGAAGGGCTGTTGCTCCCGTTGCAAAAGACGTTTTTGTTCCGCTTGCAAAGGAAATGGCGACTGACTATATCAGAGGCAAAGCCAGAGGCGGAAAGAAATCCTCATTCTTAAGCGGTCTATCCAGTGTTGGAAAAGCACTTGCTCCAGTTGCAAAAGATGTGTTTGTTCCGCTTGCAAAGGAAGTTGCGACTGAAGCCATTCGCTCCAAGATGCGGGGCGGTGCAAGGTCGGCCAGAAACGAAATCGTCAAACAAGTAATGCAACAAATGCAAATGTCGTTACCAATGGCCTCCAAATACGTCAAGGAACACGGCTTGTATTAAATATCTCTTAACTTATATTAAGTATATATAGTG